CTTGAAAAATACGTCGTGACCGAACTCGGCTGCCTACCGAAAGACGGCCTGACCGGTCGGAGGAAGATCAAGACGGTGGTTCCTGAGATCACCGCCGCGAATGTCACGGACGTTCTGCAGGCCGCGCTTTCCGTGCATTCGGCGAATGCCGCTGAGGTCTCCTATCTCTGGGACTACTACAGAGGGCGGCAGGACATCCGGCTCAAAGAGAAATACGTCCGTGAGAACATCAACAACATCGTCACGGTGAACCGCGCGAACGAGATCGTGACGTTCAAGACGGCGTATCTCCTGAATGAACCGATCCGCTACGTCTCTACCGGAGGCAATGACGCGCTGAATAAGCGCGTCAGTCAGCTCAATGAGTTCATGAGAGCTGAGGACAAGGAGTCCAAAGACAAAGAGATCGTTGACTGGATGCACATCTGCGGCGTCGCCCCGCGTCTCGTTCTTACCGATGATATGGCGGGGAATGAGGACGGCGCGCCCTTCTGCGTGTACACGCTTGACCCGCGCGACGCATTCGTGATCTACAGTGCGGCCATCGGCGAAAAGCCCCTTGCCGGCGTCATCATCCAAAAGGACGAAAACAGCGAGTATGTATACACTGTGTATACAAAAGACCGCCGGTTCGTCGTCTACAAGGATCACGTCACTGAGGACGCGCACATTCTCGGCATGGTTCCGCTTGTCGAGTACATCAACAACAGCGCGCGCATGGGTTCGTTCGAGGCGGTCATCAGCATACTGAACAACATCAACATGCTTGAGTCAAGCGCGGTCGATTCCGTGCAGGACTTTGTGAACGGCTTCGACGTGTTCCAGAACTGCGACATTGACGACGGCACATATTCGAGCCTTACGATCGGCGGGAAGGCCGTCAAGATCAAGACCGTGACTCAGGGTATGGAGGCGCGCGTCTATCGCGTCGCGTCCGAACTGAATCAGAGCGGTGTGCAGCAGCGTGTAGACGACCTTACGGACGCGTATCTCACCATCTGCGGAATGCCGAACCGCAACGGCGGCAGCTCTACGAGCGATACCGGACAGGCGGTCATCTTCCGCGACGGCTGGTCTGAGGCCGAGTCCAGAGCGAAGGACACCGAGAAACTGTTCATCCGCTCTGAGCGCGAGTTCCTCCGGCTCGTCCTGAACATCTGCAAGACGCAGGCGGGTCTCGATCTTGAGCTGAAAGACATCGGCGTGAACTTCACAAGAAAGAGTCTGAACAACATGCAGTCCAAATTCCAGTGCATGTGCGAGGGCCTTGCGAACAACAAGATCCATCCCGAAATGGTCTACACAGCATTCGGCGACATCTTCGGCGACACGAACCTCGCGTATCAGCGCGGTATGGAATGGTACGAGGAGCAGCAGGCCGACGAGGAACGCAGAATGAACAAGTCTCTTGAGCTTGAGCGTGAGGCGATCGCCGCGAAAGGCGATAACGGAAACGCTCCCGGCTATGACAACGAAAGCGGCGGCGAAGATGAAGATAAGGGCGGCGAGGGCAAATGAGCACGTTCCCTGAGCCGTACAAGCTCGCTGACAAGACGATCGCGAAACTGATCCGGCAGATACTCAGGCGCTATGAGATCGTGCGCTCACGGTTCCTGATAGACGGCTTCGACGAGCTGAATGTCATCAAGCAGATAGATCGGCTCTATGAGGAGCTGGATAAGGATGTCAGGCGCGAGCTGAAACGTCTGTATGTTGACAGGTTCATAGACGTATACGCATTTGCGCAGGAAAACGGAGCGGCGCGCATCGACTATATCGACGAGCTGGCAGAGCTCTCGATCATGGGATTGCTGTCAGACCTGAATCCGGTGCTCAGGTACTCGTATGAGACTGAGGTCATCCGCAAGCGCGACCGTGCGAAAGAGGCGATCAATGCCGCGCCCGGCAAAGACCAGAAATCCTTTGAGCTGAAAAAGGCGACGCGCATTTGGTCACAAATGGTCAAGTGGTTTGTGGACATGGCGGAGCAGACGGCAGACGAAGAGGCGTTCCGTGCAGCTGATGTGCAGCGCGTCAGATGGCACGCGCAAAAGGATAACCGCGTCTGCGCTGACTGCTACAGTCTCGACGGGAAGGTCTTTGACATAGACAATATTCCGCCGAAACCGCATCCCGGCTGCCGCTGCTACATCACACCGGAGCCGGGCGAAAGCAAGAACAAGCGCAAAAGCAAGAACAAGAAGTAATACCAATCAAAAGCGTTTGATTGTCAGACCGAGAGGGGCCAGCCTGTTACACCTCGCAGGCTTGCCCATCTTTTGTGTCATATAGGGTTTCCTCCTCTCTATAAACTGCGGCGGCTCAGTTTCACGCTTTATAACCGCCCCTCTCTCTATACGGTGACGTAGCTTAATGGCAGAGCCTCGCAGAGCACATGCGGGAGGCGGTCGATCGTAACGACCCGTCACCTCCAGCGTGCAGGCATGTACGCGCAATATACAAACGGCAGAGAAGCCGACCAAATCCCAAACGTGCAGAGAAGCACGTATTAAAAAACCCGAAAGGAAGAAAAACTATGCCAACCATCGACACCACACTCATTGAGGGCTTCGACGCAATGAGCGCCGAAGACAAGCTCGCCGCTGTCCTGAAAGTGGAAATCCCCGAAGCGGTCGATCTCAGCAAGTACGTCTCAAAGGCGGTCTTTGACAAGAAGGCCAGCGAAGCCGCAGAGCTTGGGAAGAAGCTCAAGAGCAAGATGACGGATGACGAGATCGCGAATGAGGAACGCGAAAAGGAAAAGCAGGAATCCGCTCAGAAGTACACCGACCTCGAGACGAAATTCAACGAGCTTGTGCGCAAGAACACGATCGCGGAATACAAGGCACAGTATCTTTCTCAGGGCATGGACGCTGCCCTCGCGGAAGAGACTGCCAAAGCCCTTGCGGACGGCGACATGAACAAGGTTTTTGCGAATCAGGCGAAAGCCCATGCGGAGCTGGAACAGAAGATCAAGAAAGACCTTATGAGCAATACCCCGAAGCCCGGCGGGTACAACCTCGACCACAATGAAGGCGGGGCCGATGACGCGGCCAGCGCGCTCTCGAAGAAACTCGGCAAGGAACGCGCTGAGGCGTATAAGAACGCAAGCGAAACGCTAAAGCACTATATCCAGTAAAGAAAGGAGCAACCACACATGATTTTCTCCAACACCACTGTGAACGGCACTGTTGAAATCCTCGCATCTAAGGATTTCCAGGCTATCCCCATCAAGGTTGCCACTCCGTCCGGTGATGACGCTGACCCCATCGTCAAGGCGGGCACGCCCCTGACCGCTGCGGGCGTATCAACCACCGGCTCCGGCGCCGTCGGCATCCTGCTGTACGACGTTGACACCGAGGCCAATCCTAACGGCGCTGCTGTTGTGCAGGGCATTATCGACAGCACCAAAGCGCAGGCGCACAGCGGCGTGACCTACGCTGCCGCCCTTTCCACCGCTCTGCCGGGCATCGTGCTCCGCACGAACATCGGCGTGAACGCCTGAGAGACAGGAGGTTAGAAACATGAATCTTGTTGAATTCTTCAAGCCCGGCGTGATCGCCGCGAACTGGACTGAGGCGGCTGAGAACCGCATCCCCTATCTTGGTTCCGGCCTGTTCCCCGCCCGCAAGAAAGCCGGTCTCGACCTGAGCTGGATCAAAGGCACTAAGGGCCTGCCGGTCTCCCTCATGCCCTCCGCGTTCGACGCGAAGGCGACCTTCCGTGACCGCATCGGCATCGAAAAGCTCGAGACCGAAATGCCGTTCTTCCGCGAGGGCTTCAAGATCAAGGAGCGCGACCGTCAGGAACTGCTTCGCGTTCAGGAGTCCGAAGATCCCTACGCTCAGGAGGTCATTTCCCGCGTGTTCGACGACGCGAACGAGCTCATCGAGGCTGCGAATGTCGTGCCTGAGCGCATGATTATGCAGCTCCTGTTCGCTGTGAACGGCAATGCCGGCATCACCATCAAGGCGAACGGCGTTGACTACACCTACGACTACGATCCCGCTGTGAACGGCACGAAGAAGTGGAAGACCAGCAACTACTTTGCCCTGACCGGCAACGACCTCTGGACTGCCCCGACCACCGCTGACCCGTTCGCCGCGATCGAGACCGTGCAGAATGCGATCCGTTCCGCTACCGGCGCAGAGCTGACCACGATGGTCATGAACAGCTACACGTTCAACCTCCTGAAAAAGATCGACGCCCTGAAAGACCGCTTCCTGACCACGAACGGAATGTCCGTCGCCTACATCACGAAGGGCGATGTCGTCAACGTCGTCAACGACACGCTCGGCCTGAGCATCGCTGTTTACGACAAGATGTATCGCGACGAGAGCAAGACGGCTCACAAGTTCGTTCCCGACGGCTATGTGTCCCTGATCCCCGCAGGCGCGCTCGGCTCCACCTGGTACGGCACGACCCCCGAAGAGGCTGACCTTCGCGGCGCGTCCGGAGCTGAGGTTGCGCTTGTCAACACCGGCGTCGCCCTGACCCGCATCATCGACACGCATCCGGTCAACGTGAACACCTTTGCAAGCGAGATCGTTCTGCCCTCCTTCGAGCGCATGGACGAGTGCGCGCTCATGAAAGTCATCGCCTGATTTTAAAGGCGGGTGATTTGCATGAGAGTAAAGGCGAAGCATTGGCTTACCTATGAGGGCGTCTGGCATCGCGCCGACGAGGAATTTGAGATCAGCGCAACCGACGCTGACTCCCTCGCGGGCATGATCGAGATCACAGAGACGCCCATCTATGCAGATGACCTCCCGGCTCTGACCGCTGCCGCAGCGGCGCAGCAGGATCGCCCTGCATCCGCAGAGCGCAAAGCGCCCGCCCGCAAAGGCGGCGGCAGAGCGTCGGCGAGAGTGTCGAAGCAAAGATAACTACACACCTACCGCATTTCAGAGGAGGGCGGGGAATATGACAGAATCAGAAAAAATCGCAATCGTAAAGGCGATGACGGGCGAGACCGACGATTCTACCGTCTCTGCCTTCCTTAAACTTGCGGGCGCATCCATCTGCCGCGCGGCGTTTCCGTATGACGCGACCGTCACAGAAGTTCCCGAAGAGTACGCGCACACGCACGTCAAAGCCGCTGCCTACATGCTGAACAAGCGCGGCGCTGAGGGTGAGCTTTCACACTCTGAAAACGGCGTGTCCCGCGCTTACGAGACAGGAGACCTCCCCGATTCCATACTCAGGGAAATTGTTCCGAAGTGCGGGGTGACGGCCTCGTGAAGAACCTCAAGCGAAACGAAACGTCGTTCTACTACTGTCTGTATGACAGTGAGAGTTTCATCAAGGACGAGCATGGGAACGACACGGGAAACCCGGTCATCTCCTACAAGAATCCTGTTGAAATGCGGGCGAATATCTCACCGGCCACAGGATACGCGCAAACGGAGCAGTTCGGAAACCTTGACCAATACGACAAGGTGATCGTGACGCATGACATGTCCTGCCCGATCGACGAGCAATCCGTTCTGTTCATAGACCGTGAACCGGAACTGAGCGAAAACGGCGAATGGCTCTATGACTACGTTGTTCGCCGCGTCGCAAAGAGCCTGAACGTCATCAGCATTGCGATCAGCAAGGTAACAGTCCGATGAAAACGATCAAGATCAGCCTGTCAGCAAAGTCCGTTGACAACGCGATCAAGGAGCTGAAAGCCTACAAGGCCGACCTCCGGCGCAAATGCATTGAGCTGTGCGAGCGGCTTGCGGCTATGGGCGCGACGAAAGCGAGCATCGACTATTCGCGGGCGACCTACACAGGGCCGAAGGACATCTCGGTCTCAGTGGAGCCTGCGGATAACGGCTACAAGATCGTCGCGTCCGGCGGCGCTGTGCTGTTCGTGGAGTTCGGCGCGGGCGTGAAATACGGCGACGGGCATCCGCTCAATGACGAGTTCGGCTACGGTCCGGGTACATATCCGATCCCGCCGGGCAAAGGGCATTGGGACGATCCGCGCGGCTGGTGGCTGCCGAAGGCAAAGGGCGGCGGGCATACGTTCGGCAATCCCCCGTCCATGACGATGTACCAGACCGGACGCGATCTCAGGAAAGAGGTCAAGCGTGTGGCAGAGGAGGTGTTCCGCTCAAATGATTGACATTGAAAACGAGGTCTTCGACGACGTGGCGACACGGCTCAGAGCGGAATACAAGGGCATCTATGTGTCCGGCGACCACGCGAACAAGCCGAAGTCCTTCCCCGCTGTCTACCTCGAAGAGCGAGACAATTACGTCTTTGAGCGCGCCCGCAGCTCGTCCGGGATCGAAAACGCTGTACAGGTCATGTACGAGGCTGACATCTATTCAAACAAGCGCTCAGGGCGAAAGCTTGAGGCGAAGAGCATTGCCGCAACGGTAGATTCCGTCATGGTAGGGCTCGGCTTCACGCGGACTTCCCGGACGGTTGTGCCATCCGGCTACGACTCTACGATCTATCGCGTCGTCTGCCGCTACGAGGCTGTTGTCGGACACAGGGACGACGGCGGCTTTCTTGTGTATCTGAACAATCCCTGAAAAAAAATCTCAAAGAAATGGGGGAATAAAAAGTGTCCGAGAGAGTTTCTACTGCGGGAATGTCGCTGCAGTATTGCGTTGAAACCGTCAAAGGTCAGCGCCCCACTTATGGCTACAAGGTCATTCCTGAGATCAAGTCCATGCCCTCCTTCAATCCGACCCCGAACACGATTGACAGCACGACTCTGCTTGAGACGGAGTATGTCACCTACGTTAAGGGCCTGAAGGATCTCGGCGGCGCTCTGGAATACGGCGCGAACCTGACCGACGATCTTGTCACGTTCTGGGAGACGCTGCTTTCCGAGTATGAGACCGCTGTTGCAGGCGGCCTGCAGATGTGGTTCGCCGTCGTGCATCCGAAACTCGCAAAGGCGACGTTCTATGTCGGTGAGCCTTCGCCCATCGGCTTCAATGAGGCGGCTGTTGGCGCTATGGCAGAGACCACGCTTTACATCACGCCTAACAGTGCTCCCGTGCTTGCTGACAAGCCGTCCAGCTCGATTCTTGGAGGTTGATCCCTAAATGGCAACGAACGACAAAGAGCGTGTAAAACCGATTATTATCAGCGACAAAGAGACCGGCGACCGTTATGAGCTGGATTTCAGTCGTGACAGCATCGTGTTTGCGGAGTCAAGAAAGTTTGACCCGGACGACATCTTCAAATACCCCGCGACAAAGATTCCCGAGTTCTTCTTCTATGCCTTCCGCAAAAATCATCGCAGTATCGCGCGTGAGAAAACGGATAAACTCCTTGCCCGCATGGGCGGTCTGACTGAGCAGATGCTTGTCAGGCTCGCACAGCTCTATGAGCAGGCGCGGACATCGAACAACTTCCAGGATGAAGAGGACTTGGCAAAAAACGAGTTCGTGTCGGTGGAGATGTAACATCAAGCTCTTTGCCGACACATCCATTAACGGCAACTGAAATATTCGAAAAGGAATGCCCCTACTATCTATCAATCGGCATGACGTATGAACAATACTGGTACGGCGATGTATGGATGGTAGAGGCATTTCGCGAATCTGACAAACTACGCCAGAAACGCAATAATGAGCTTGCATGGCTGCAGGGCGCGTACATCCTTCGCGCGCTCGACGCGACCGTCGTGAACATGATGCGCAAGCGCGGAGAGCAGCCGTCTCAGTATCCAGACGCGCCGTTTCCGATCGGCGACGAACGTGAAAGCCGGAGCGCGGATGACGAGAAGGCGAAAGAGGATCGCGAGCTTGCCATTGCAAGATTGTACATGAACAACATGGTGCGTTTCGGCAAAGACTGGGGCAAATCGCAAGGAGGGAGGTGAAGACGATGGGCGAAGATGGAAATGTCATTGACAAACTGGAAATAGTAATTGATTCCACAGCGACGAATGCGGAACAAAACGTAGATCGGCTCGCGAAATCTCTTGAGACCCTGAAAGGCGTTTTCCAGAAAAGTGGTTTCAAATCTATGCAAAACCGCGTCGATGGACTCGCGAGCTCTTTCTCAAACCTCAATTCCGCGCTGAGGGAGTTTGACGGGATCATCAACAGCGGCGCTATTGACAGGGCGGCAGATGCAATCAGCAGACTATCCAATGTCAGCACAAAAAAACTCAGGAATGTAGCAAAGGCTTTGACGGGCATCAAAGATGCCGGAGCTATTGTGCAATTCCAACTCCCGGAAGGCGGCGAATCCGGTCTCGGCGAAGCTAAGGACAGTCCGCTCGCTGATGTAGGCGGCGGCGAAGCATCCGTAAAGCGGTTCCGCGACGTTGTGGCAGAAGCCCTTCAATCCGCGACAAACCACGTCAGCGAATTTGCGGACAAGTTCAGTGGCGCAATGTCTGCAGTATCCGGCATCGCAAACGCTGTTGGCGGCGGCATTAAGCGTGTGTTCGGCGCGTCGTTCGCCGTCCGAACGTTCAAGTCTGCCGGCGAGGCCGTAAGCAATTTCGGAAAGAAACTCAGCGGCCTGATCCCCGCGTTCAAGCGCGTGCTGTTCTATCGGACGGTGCGCACGATCATCAAAGAGATCGGCGACGCATTCAAAGAGGGAACGAAAAACCTCTATTTCTGGAGCGACGGGATCGGCGGGCGGTTCGCAAAGAGTATGGACATGGCAGCAACGTCCATGCTGTACCTTAAAAACTCGATCGGCGCTATGGTTGCGCCGCTTGTCAACACTTTTGCTCCCGTTCTCGACATGCTGATCGACAAGCTCGTTTCCCTCATCAACGTTGTCAATCAGTTCTTTGCCGTCGTTACCGGCGCAACCTCTTGGACGAAAGCCCTGAAATATCCGAAGGCTTACGCTGAGGAAACGAAAAAGGCGGGCGCAGCGGCGAAAGCCGCGCTGAGATACCTTGCGCCGTTCGATGAGCTCAATGTTCTGCCTGACCAGAACAACGGCGGAGGCGGTGGCGGAGCTAATGCCCTTGACTACAGCAAGATGTTCGAGGAGCAGCAGCTCACCGACATAAAAGACCAGTTCGCAGACATCTTCGACGTGTTCAAAAACGCGTGGGAGAGCAAGGGCGCTGAGACGATCGACAAGATGAAAACCGCGCTCGGACAAATCAAGGATATGTTCGGCGCGATCGGTCACAGCTTCCGCGAAGTCTTCACGAACGGAACGGGACAGACGACGCTCGAAACGATCCTGTCCATCGTCGGCAACATCGCAGAGGCGGTCGGCAACCTTGCAGAGAGATTCCGTATCGCTTGGGAAACGAACAATGTCGGCACACAGATCATTCAAAATCTGTGGGATACGGTCAACGACTTTCTCGGCATGCTCGACCGCGTATCTGCGGCAACCGCAGAATGGGCGAGCGGGCTTGACTTCTATCCGCTGCTCTCGTCCGTTGAATCCGCAACTCGCGCGTTCAGACGGTTCAGTGACGTTGTGCGCGATTCCCTTGAGTGGGCGTACACAGAAGTTCTTCTTCCGTTTGGCAAGTGGACGATCGAGAAGGCCGGACCGGAAGGAGTGAATCTTCTTTCTTCGGCCCTGAACGGGCTCACGGATGTGATCGAAATGCTTGCACCACCGGCAAAGTGGCTCTGGGATAATGTTCTTCTGCCGTTCGCTGAATGGAATGGCCAGATGTTCATCGACATGATTCACGGGGCGACAGACGCGCTCAAAGGAATGCACGATATGCTCAAGGACGGAGGCGAGCCGTTTATCGAGTTTCTGAACAACCTCGATCTCGGCTCTGAATTGTCTGACGCTCTCAGCGGCGCGCTCGACTGGCTCCGCGTAAGCGGAGAAAACCTCGCGACTGCATTCTACAATCTGTTTGTTGCCGGGACGCCTGTAAACACGCTGCTTCAAGCAATGCCTGCTGTCGCGGACTTTCTGAGAAACGCTATTGAGCGGCTTGACGAAGCAGACAGGAATCTGTCGGCAGGCTTCGAAGATGCAAAGCAGACAATCAGCGATGCGTGGGATGGAATCGCGGCGACGTTCAAGAGCGGCGTCAACACCGTGCTTGGTTTCGCCGAGACGTTTTCAAACGGCATCATCGACGCATTCAACGGCGTCGCACGGTTCCTGAACGGCTTCAAGTTCGACGTTCCTGATTTTGTGCCAATCCTCGGCGGCAAGAAGTTTGACGGCTTCGGGCTTAAAGAGCGGGCACACATCAGCATCCCGCGCCTTGCGACCGGCGGCATCATCGAGTCCGGCCAGCTCTTTATTGCGCGTGAGGCGGGACCTGAGCTCGTCGGTGAGGCGAACGGCAAGAGCGCCGTCATGAACAACGACGACATTGTGCGCAGCGTTCAGTTCGGCGTCGCAGAGGCGAACACGGATGTGGTCAACGCCATCATGGCGATCGGCAACATGATCGTTCAGGCTGTGGAGAATCAGGATTCCGACGTCACGCTTGACGGGCGCAGCCTTGCAAGCGGACTGAGGCCGTATCTTCAGGCGCTCAATCGCACGCACGGCTCTTCGCTTGTGACCGTGCATTAACAGCAAAACAACACATCAGCGGACGGTAGGTGATTAAATGGCAGAGCTACAGGAAAAGCTTGTAATTGACGGCGTTGATTTCACAGACTACATCGCATTCGGCGGTTTTAAGTGGCAGCGCAGCGACATTGACGCTCAAAATGCGGGCCGCTCCATCGAAGACGCGTACATGTACCGTGACCGGGTAGCGACGAAAATCAGGCTTGACATCACATGCCGTCCGCTGACTACGGTGGAGGCATCGAGAATACTGTCCGCGATCCTCCCGGAATACATTTCCGTGACGTACCTCGATCCCATGCAAAACAGTTACGTCACAAAAGAAATGTATTCGAACAACAATCCGGCTACATTCGCGATCCAGAAAAACGGATATGCCCTTTGGAGCGGCATCACATTTCCACTGATCGAGAGGTGATGTTGTGGCAAGAGTCAAATTAGTTATAAACGACGGAGACTGGACGTATGATGGCCGACCGATTATAACGTGCGCTATTGAGCGGTTCGGCGATCTTTCGGGCGAAGAGCTCGCGATAGATACGCTGACCGCTCAAATTCATTTCGACCAGAATGAGCACAGCTACTACATTCTCAGCGGAGGCGGGCGTTACATCTGTGCCAACGGCGACGGCGCTTACATGGTGAACAATGGCATTGAGTACATGCCGACCAATCTCCCGCGCGGCGCAAAGATAGACGTTTACTACGAGGACACATTCAAAGGCACGTTCTATCTGCAAAAGGTAGAGCGCACAAGCACATACTTCTTCACGCTGACCGCACAGAGCATTATCGGCGTCGTTGCGTCACAGACACATTACGGCGGGCTCTACAGGAACATTGCATTCAGCCTCGTTCTGCGTGACATTCTCGGCGGCATTTCATGCACGATCTCAGGCGCGCTTGCGACTCAGAAAGTCGTCGGGTATCTCCCGATCGGAACGCGGCGCGACAATCTGCATCAGCTCCTGCTCGCGTTTGGCGCAACAACGGGGAGAGACGTCGACGGCGGTCTGCATTTCTACATCCCCAGCGACACGATCATCAACATCCCGGACCGTTATGTTTTCATGGACGGGCAGAGCACAAGCAGCGAGGCGGTGAACACCGTCCGCGTCTTCGAACACAGCTACATCGAAACACCGCAGGATACTGAAACAGTTCTGTACGACAATACGGACGGATCGCCGTCTGCGGAGCACGCGTTTGTTGCGTTCGAATCAGCGCCCGTCTACGACATCAAGGCGACCGGCAATCTCACGATTGAAGAATCCAACGTAAACTATGCGATTATCAGCGGCGTAGGGACGCTTACCGGAAAGCCCTACACACACACGTCACGCGCCGTAGAAAAAACGAACATTATCAGCACATCAGAAACGGCGACGATAGCGGAGGTTTCCGACGCCACGCTCGTCAATGTCCTGAACGGCGAAAACACGGCAGAGCGGCTTTTGAAATTCTATGCGTCCAAAGCGCGCCTTAACGTGAGCGTCGCCAACAGGAGCATCGAGCCGGGCGTGCGCCTGAGCGTAAAAGACCCGTTTGGCGAGACTTTTACGGGCTATGTGGATAGCGTCAGGAACAATTACAGCAAGCTCCTGAGAACCGAGTGCGATGTCATCGCCGGGTATTCCCCGTCGCCGGCGGGGAACAGATACGACTCGGTGCGTATTCTGACAGGCAGCGGCTCCGTTTCCTTCCCCGCAGGAACGGACGAGATTTACGCGATCCTTATCAGCGGCGGCTCAGGCGGTCAGGCTGGCAGTAAAGGCCAGCCTCCCGAAAACTATCACAGAGGCGAAAACGGCTTTGGCGGCAAGGGCGGCAAGGCAGGAGCGGCTGGACGTGTCTTTGCCGGGAAGATCCCGGTCAGCGCGAACGGCGAAACGTTCACTTATTCCTGCGGCGTCGGCGGCGCGGGCGGCATTGCCACGACGGACGGATCGGACGGTCAGGCGCTCGGCGCAGACGGAACGGACACGGCCTTCGGACCGTTCAGCTCGCGCAACGGAAAATCCGGGCAGCCTGTTCAAAACGTTTTCTATCCGGGAAGCGGAAGCCTCCCAGCGTATGCTGTAAACGGCTTGGATGGCTACGACGGCCTCGACGGCGGTGAGGGCGGAAGACTGACGGTCGGCACTCAGACGTGGATAAACGGCGTGACCGGCTCAAACTACTACAGTTCAAAGCTATGGTCGACCGGCGGCAACGGCGGCGGCTGTGCGGTCGGTGCGAACGGCGGCAACGGCGGTGACGCAACAGGTCCGGACTACATGGGTAACGGCGGCGACGGCGCGACTCCGATACCAGGTGCGGCTCCGACCGTTTACGGTCAGGGCGGCAACGGCGGGCACGGCGGCGGCGGTGGAGGCGGCGGCGGCGTAGACCGCGACCAATTCTACGGCTCTGACGGTGCGCCCGGAAACGGCTCCAGTGGCGGCGCAGGCGGCGACGGCTGCATCATAATCTATTACAAGGCGGTGACAACATGAGCGACTTTTCCGGCAACTACAGCGGGGCACAGCTTGAAGACGCGATCACAAGGGCGATGACGGGCGGCACGATCGCCGGTCAGATCGGTGAACTCAATCAGTCCCTCGCGAATGTCAACAACTATCACGGAAGTCTCATTCAGCAAAACGGTGACGAGATCGCGGCGCTCAAGACCCGCGTGACGACGCTTGAGAATCTGAACATCGCAACGCGCCTGACGACGCTTGAAAGCGCTGTTCGTCAGATCATGGACAGCATTCCTTACGTTTATGACGGCGTGAGCGTCAAGGGCCTTGAGTCCATCACAGTCAGAGCTCAGACGGCAGCGGGCGATTCCGAAACGAGTCTCAGCTCTATCACACGGCTCGTCTTCGAGGAAATGACGCGCGTAACGCCCGGCACGTTCACGGAGAACGGCTATACCGGAACGATCAATGTTGCCCCCGAAGGCACGAACATCCGGCTCTCTGCGGGTGAATCCAGATCGGAAGAGCA